ACGTTCGTTCCACGCTTTAACCATTGCTTCATCCATTTCCGCAGGATCATCCCACGGACGAAGTTTTGTAACACCATCGTTACGTGTGAAGCGACATACACCTGCGTGACCAAAGTGCGTATCGCTTACTAAAAATACTGCTGGCATACGTGCCTCCTTTCTTGTTAATCAAATGGTATTTCTTTTTCTGGCTTGCATAAAGTTTCTACTACAAACACATCAAAATGTTGCTCGTCATCTGGATGACAAATTTCTTCAGTGTATTCAAATTTAAACTTGGTACGCCAATGAACAAAACGTTGTGTCTCGGCATTCCAACGAGCAATAGTGGCATTACGACATCGGCCGCGATAGTATTCGCCGTGTACCAGATCTGCTTTGGCAATCATTGGTGTGTACCGATCCATACCTTGCTCCTTTCTTAAAAATCGTTTGTTATTTCTTGTAGATCTTCGATGTCCTGTAGGTCTACTTCGTCTGTTTCGTTAAATGTACCACCATAGTATCCATTGTGGCTGTTACGCACTTCAATGTCTATGTAACCGCGGTCAGTGTGTAAGGTATAAAAGCCATCTTGTATGACTTCCCAGCCATCTTCACCAGGGCGATTCTCGGTCCACTCTTTGTCTTCACCACCTATTACCAGTGCTCCACGTAATAGATCAAAGCTGTTGCCTTTGCCTACTACATCAACTCCTGTGATATGGTTAATCCATACTGTGTTACAACAATCATTACCAGTGTCGTAACGAAAGTAATTGCCTTCTGTAGTGCGGAACACTACAGTCCAATTATCGTTACCTAGGAGAATGCCATTAATGCGTTTTCCTATCAAATTCTTAAAAACTGTCATGGCTTTCTCCTTTCTTTGTTTGGCTCCCCATCCTGGGATCGAACCAGGGACCAATAGATTAACAGTCTACTGCTCTACCTCTGAGCTAACGGGGAATAAATTTTGGTACTCGGTAGGGGAATCGAACCCCTCTTCCCGCCGTGAAAGGGCGGTGTCCTAGACCGATAGACGAACCGAGCGAAACTTGGCGGAAAAGACGGGACTCGAACCCGCGACTTCCTGCGTGACAGGCAGGCACTCTAACCAACTGAGCTACTTCTCCAATAATGTAGTATACTATTTTGAGACTTTTGTGTCAACCTGGAGCGGGTGAGGGGAATCGAACCCCTGACTTTAGCTTGGAAGGCTAAGGTAATACCATTTTACGACACCCGCATTGTTTGGCGACCCCTGAAGGAATCGAACCTCCACCAAGAGTTTTGGAGACTCCTGTTCTGCCATTAAACTAAAGGGCCAAGTTTTGGTGGAGATGGTCGGGATCGAACCGACGACCTTTAGCTTGCAAAGCTACTGCTCTCCCAGCTGAGCTACACCCCCAATTCTGGAGCGGGCGAAGAGGCTCGAACTCTCGACATCTACCTTGGCAAGGTAGTGCTCTACCAACTGAGCTACGCCCGCAAATGAAACTTATTTACTTCCGTCGTTTACGTTTAGTACTGTTTCACTAATTACTGTATCATTTAATACTAATTGTACAGTAAAATTATCAGTGTCGTCGTATGGACCAACGGTGTTAAAACTATTAATTTTTAAATTTTGTGTTAGGTAGTCTATTAATTCTGCTTCGGTCATTTTATTTCCTTTAATTTTTCTAATGCCACTGCTGGTGATACTTGTTTATATATTTTTCTAACTGTATCGGGATCTAAATCCAATTTATCAAACGGATGTTCTTGATAAAACTCAATCTGTCCGTTATTAATGCAACATACAAACTGCCAATACTGTTTTAAAAAATCTTTGTGCCCACGTTTATTTAATAGTTCTTGAACTCTGGGTAACAATTGACCATTCTGAATAAATTTAATTGTTTTTGAAAACCTTGGTGTAAGTTGATCAAATAATAAAAAATCATCAAAAGATACGCAATAAACTTCGTTAACATATTGACGCAACTCACCATAGGCTGTATCAATTTCTTGTATCTGCCGAACAGTAGGTTGACTTTGAATTCTGGTTATACCAAAAATTAAGATTCGTTTATTGGATAGAGAATCAGATTCTAAAAAATTATCTTTCATAGAATCTGATTATACTTTAAAACTAACAGGATTGCAATGATTAACTGCGGATAATGCCACCAATCAAACCAGGCATAAACACGGAATCATATTTGGCGTACAATGGCTCAGTTAAAGCACGGAACTTGTCCATTTCGGATTTGTCCAATTCTTTGTAGCTCAGACCGTGTTTAACAGCATCACGAGCAACTACTTCAGAATCATCAATTGACCACTTGCGCTCTAAACGTGCGGCGTCAACTGCGGCTTTGGCCAATGTTTCTTTTGTTTCTGTATCCAAACTTGCCCACCAAGTTTCACTAACAATAATACTTGTTAGGAATAGGCTATGTTTAGTATCGGTGATATAACGCTTATTAGTTTTATCAACAGTAGCTAAAATACGTGGCAATGTTGTATCAACTGCGTCATGACGGTCACCTTCTTTGTGTACAGTTTGCCAAAAGTGGTCAATCGCGTGTGGATCTGGCTGACCACCGATAGCTTCAATAGTGTCCATACCAATTGGGTTTGTACCTGTGTAGAATCTCATATTACGGAAGTCTGCTAATTCGTTAACTTCTTCGTTTGAAACCATTACACGATAACCACCAGAGTATGTAAATGCTAGCCCACGTGCTGGTGATTTTTCTTTAAGACTTAGCAACATATCTTGGCCAATATTACCTTCAAGAACACGAGTAGCGTGATCATGACTCTCAAACAAGAATGGCATTTCTAACGCCATAAATGCTGGAACATTGTATTTCCATAGTTGACTAATATGCAACTGGCTCATTTCTAAGTTGCCACGTTCCATATGTGCTAGTGGGTTTTCTTTTACGCCATTGTTGAATTTTTCAGCATATTCTGTAGCTGTGTAAATTTCAATGTCGATTAAACCATTGGTTTTTTCTTTGACATCAGCGGCAAAAGCTTCAGCTGTACGTAAGAAAAGATGTACGGGTTCGTGAGCAATAAGCCACTTGATTTTGTTTGTTTTTTGCATCTGGAATTCTCCTGGGATTTGTATATATTTATACGATGATACTATTATTTATACAAATACTGGTGGAGGTGACTTGAGTCGAACAAGTAGTGCCATAAGGCGGCGGATTTACAGTCCACTGGGGTTACCAATTTTCCTACACCTCCGTATTGTAAAGCACACTAGTATATATTGCCCCGGATCAAGTGGGGTGGTTACATCCAAATTGGAGCTCGCCAGTCGTCATCTAATATGCTTTAGAATACCCTCTCTTATGAAAGGATATGATAGGGTTATACCCTACCCAGTAATTTATACTCCTGCGTTTTCGCCACAGTTTCATCCTACTGTCCGCCCGTTTGCTGTTATTTATAGTGTACAGCAGGACCTCGTTTCCCTTTACACTTTATCAAAAATAGTACGTGGTATTAACGCACCGGTTTTTAACACAACCTCAAGCCACTTATCCGCGTGGGGAGTATTTTGACCCCCTTGCAGACTCTTGTGCTTTCGCTAGTTCTGCTAAGGCTTTTACCTGTGCTTCTACTCGTTTCATTTTTGCTTCCATTAATGCTACTTTATCATCTTGAGAGAGGATAAAGTGCGGCATCTCTTTTTTGCTAGTTTTACGGTCCAACATTTTACTCTCCTTTATAAACAAAAAACCCTGGGTGTTTAGTCCAGGGTCTCGATTAAAATATGGTTAATTACTATACTCTAATTGAGACCCTCTCTGTATCCACGATCGCTATTAATTGTAAACATCTCGATCGCAGGCCAATAGGCTGACACGCCTAGATTTGGCTGTAGTGATAAGGAATGTTTACAAGTTCTTAGTGTCATAATAGTATCAATTATACATTTATTTATCTTTTGTGTCAACCTAAGTTAGGTTTCATTGTGCCAATTTGGTAAACTTTTCTAAATTTAACAAAAGTGTCCGGGACTCCGTTTTTGGTTTCAACTAGGTTGCCTAGCTTATCTGCTAACCACATAATACCTTTATCCCATAATTCTTTTTGCCGAGCAAATTCAGGATTTGTTCTGAACCATGTATCAAACTCGGTATGCCACCAACTGACAGATTTATCTACCTGATACCAACTGTTGTCCCAAGTAGTAGGATACAGTAACGGGCGCAAAAATCTTTCGTGATACAATCTAACTTTTTCTGGTGTAATATTGCGCCAATATTCTTGTTTGTCTGGATTTGCTTCAAGCCAACGTTTAATAACGTGTACCTGTTTAGCTATCATTGGAGCAGTAGTTGCTCCGTGAAAAAACAGTTCTGTTTTAATATTATCATTGTTGCTGTTGAAATCATTGATGGTAGTAATGTTAGCAACACTATCAAGAAAATACAAGTACAGTATGTCGTTTTCGATAAACGTTCTAGGTTTGTCGCCACCAGTTATAATACCAACAGATCTATTTTTATCAAACTCCTGACGTAGCTTGTTAAAGTACCAATAATTATTTCTAAACAGTTGTCCGGGAGCAAGATGATCGTTTTTACCCAAGAACCAACTTTGATCATCAGTTACACTATCAATAATTACATCACTAACATCAAGCAGAGTAATTTTTGTTTTGGGACAATTATCGCTTATCCATTTTAATCGTGGAACTGTTTGTAATTCGTGTTCTGAGGCGAAATTCCAACTGTGTGTATTGTTTACATCTGCTACTGCAATTGAACGATTTGCTTTGGTTAGGTGGTTGGTAATGATTTCATCGACTAGTAGTCCTTGTCGTACAAAACTTTGTAAAACATTTTCACTGTCGGCGCCGCCGCTATAACTGATAATAATATAATCGTATTTTTCGCGTAACTCTCTTGCTCTTAGATTATAATAATCATCCATACTACCAGCTGGCTCAGTTGACCAATCAAATGCCTGGTAAACATCGTCGTGAAATATCCATTCTACTTTTTTGTTTACTATTTTTGAGTATAGTAAAGCATCAACTTTAGACCCAAACTCTTTGTGTCCGCACTTGTAGTATCCGCAAAGATGATCAGCCATTATGGTAAGACATAACTCCAGCATCCAATTTCTGGATAAATTTCAGCTTCGGGTAGCAGTTCGTTTACTGCACCCTTAACACCTTTATCGCCTTCAGCACACCATTCGTAGTCATCGCCGGCAATCATACCGCCAGATTTGATCTTCTTAATCCAAGCACTGATATCTGCGTGTACGTCTTTATAATAATGGCTACCGTCAATCAACACAAAATCCAAGCTACCATCAGCATACTGTTCTACTGCTTCTAAACTAGTAGCACGAATAGGATTAACCAAATGCTTAACTGGTTCTATGTTAGACAAAAACTCATCATATAGTGTATCATTAACTACACTAGGATCTGTTTGGTGTACTTCTTCATCACTACCGCGCCAGGTGTCTATAGTATCAAATTGAATATTTTTACCACTGTTAGCGATTTCAACAGCCAGGTACGCTGTACTACGTCCACGCCAGGCACCAACTTCTACAAAGTGACTACCATCGGGGTATAGTTCTACTGCGGCTGTATAAATTGGTTGATATATAAACCAACCTTGAATGTTTTGATAAAAATGTTCCATTATTTTCCTGTTGTTGATTAGTTATTTACTTTGCATACCAAGAGGTATAAAGTTTTTCAGATGTAACTCCAGTATCGGCTAAATTTTGAAAATACTGTCTAAGTTCATTGAAATACACAACTGCAAGTTTTTCAACTTTGGCATCTACGTCAATAGTAAAATCGTTGGGTATACCATAATGCGATGCCATTGTTATAAGAGCGCCTTGGTTATAAAATGAGTCTTTGAGATTTGGCAGAAATCTACGATTAGGATCATTAATTGCGTTTAGAAATTTTTCTCTAGTTTTAAATTTACTTTCGGCAATTTTTAATTCTTGCCAATACTCAGTGTTATTTCTAGGTGCTAGATGAAATGCCGACTGTATGCGAAATACTATATCATCATTACGAACTTTAACAAAATGATTAAAATGATCTTTCCATTCAAATACTAACTCTGGGTCGGCTTTTAATAGTTTTACCATTTCAGTAATCTGCTCCATGGTATTTGAAAAAGCATTAGCATCAAACGCATCACCAAACCCCTGACTTAGTCCAATGGTTATACAGTTATTAACAAATAGATTTTTTTGATATCCTGGTTGCCAAGATATTTTTCTAAAATTAACATCTGTCTTGCCAGTTTTTGTGTAATATTCTTCTATTAGCCGATCAACATTTTTTCCGTGGCGACTGTTAAACACATAGCCTTCGCCACTACGTGTATCCATTGACACAGAAAAATGCCAGCCCCAATCCATAGCACGAATATAAGCATGACTACGTCGCTCTGATGGTTGTTGATAGCTGTGTGGCCCAACTATAGCAGTATCATTAAAATACTCATCTAGCTTGTCAAATTCAAACGGAAGATGCTGGGCCAATACTTTAGCAAAACCTGAACAGTCAATAAACAAATCAGCGGTTACTTGTTCTTCGTTATCTAATAATAGATAATCAATGTTGCCCGTGCTAGTTAATACAACATTCCTAAGTTTCATTGGAATTGTGCGTACTCCAGCTGGGACGCCGACTAGGTCATGGACCACTTGCCCAACTATTGGAGCATTGATATGATAACTATATCTTGATCTGGTGTTTTTAAGTGTAGGCCAAAGTTGACCTTTTCTAATAGGTAATTTATTTTTATCCACTAGCCAATAATTTTCACTAGAATAAGACAAATAAGAATTGTCAGGATCATTGGGCAATAGTCCTTTGGTAACTAGATGTCTCCAAAGATCTGTAGTAGAATAAGTTTGTTGTAGGAATGAGTTAGCAACACATTCGGCAATGTTGCCCGGTGTGTAAGTGTTAAGTATATCTACGTCGGCATTAAACGACGCTGTGGCAATAAATGGATTTGTAGTATTATTCCAATCCTGATATACTGTACCTATTTTAAATATAGATCGAGCTTTTTTAACCCACTGGTCATCGGTTAATCCTAGTACCGTATGCATAAAAAACGGAGCGGTCCAATTTATAGATTCCCCAACTCCAATAATTGGAGTATTAGGATCATAGACCACTACAACATCAAAATTTGGATTATTACGTTTAATTGCGGCCGCGGTAAAATACCCTGCGGCACCAGCGCCTACAATTACTATGCGCTTCATTGAAGATCCTTTTAATTGGTGCCCCAAGCGAGACTTGAACTCGCACGTCTTACGACACTGGCTTCTAAGACCAGCGTGTCTACCAATTCCACCATCGGGGCATTGTATTACTTATACTTGGTGGGCCTTGAAAGAATTGAACTTTCACTCCATCGATTATGAGTCGATTGCTTTACCATTAAGCTAAAGGCCCGTATTTTTACTCAAACACTGAGAGATTTTCAAATTGTTTGCTCATTGTGTCAAACATTTTACGATCACGCTCAATTAATATAAACTTACGATTACGATTCTGTGCCGCTAGCCCAGTACTACCAGACCCAGCAAATGTATCTAAAACTGTATCACCTTCATTACTCAATAACTCTATTAGATACTCTAGTATCTCTGTAGGTTTTTGTGTTGGGTGTATTTTTTTGCCACTGCCACCACTGTAAGTAATTGTATTTGGTACAACACATTGTATAACATTTTTATCACGTTTGCGATCTGCCAACATCTGTTTTGCTTCTTGTAATGCCTGAGCAAATACCTGTTCTAGGTCTTGTTCGTTATCTGCGTCTTTGGCATACTTGTAGACAATGCTCGAAATCTTATCAGCGGCACAGTAGCGTTCAACAATGGTACCACGAGCCGCATCGGCGTTAAACGTCCTCGGTTGTCCGGGCTTAATACCCCATAGGATATACTCGCACCCACTGACTAAATTAACCTGTCGATTAAACGGAACTGCCGCTGGTTTTTTCCAGGTAATGATACGCTTAGGCTCAAAGCCAGCTGACTCCATTGCCTTCCACAAATAACTAACATACCGGTCGCTAATAAAAACAGCAAACGATCCACCTTTGCGTAGTTTTTTAAACCAAAACTTACTCCAGGCATCTAATTGTAAAAGAAAATCTTCGTGTGTTACACTATCCCAATTTTCTTCAAAGCTCTCACTAAACTTTTGACTGTGTATAGTATTTTTATTTTTACCTGTTTCTGGATCAATCCACTCTGGCTTAGCACCTCCATCGGAGATGTTGTAGGGCGGATCAGTTAGCAGTAAGTCAACCGAAAGGTTGGCAATATCTGCGTCTGCTTCAAGCAGGTCTTTGTTTAATAGCATTGGGTAATTATAACAAATTGACAGTTATATGTCAACGGCGCTCACGGTTAAACGCAGGTATTCGACGTTCACGTTCTTCTACTTCTTTAATTTTGGATTTCTTGCCGGGTTTATCCATAATTACCATAAATCCTGGCAAGTTGTTGCCCGGCTTATGACTAGGTGCGTGGTATTGAAAACTGAAATTTAATTCGCTAAATGGTTTGGCTACTATAGATAAGCCACCATCTTTAGTAATATCAATCTTGCCCAACCAGGCTGGACTTTGGCTAACAATCTTAGTCATCATTGCCTGATATTCTTTAGATTGTTCACCACGTGTTACATAATTGAGAGTACCTGTTCCAACAATATAGGTTAAAATGTCAGCTGTGGCTTTAACTGGGTCATTTTTAAATGCTGGATATCCGGCCTGTTTAGCTTCGCCTTTGCGTGTTGGGATTTGAATTTCTGGTACATACTTGTTAGAGTCAGCAGGTAGTCCTACTGGATTGCCCCAATCGCCAGCTACACTAATAGGATAGATGGCTCGTAACATTTTAGCGTAGTTTTTTGTACTGTTATCAGTGACTCCGCTGACTAAATTTGTCAGTGTAGTATAGTCATTAAACTCGTGGCCAAACACTTGTACTGCGGTAGTATACTCAGGAATTCTAACGTGAGCTGCCGCACGAATAATTTTGTCTACATTCTTACCTGTGTCTTTACCAGGTTTATAATGTTTAATTAAATCGTATAATTTTTGTTGATCTTTGTCACTGGCAATAGTTTTTTCAAACTTATCTAACAATTCAACAATGCTCGAAAAACTTGTGCCCGAGCCAGTCAAACTTTTTACACTATATTTGTTTGCGCCCACAACTACGTCAACTAACGGAAAATTACCAGCGGCCGGAAACTCGATCATTTCCTCGCCCTTGGCTAACATAATAGGTGCTAGTACTTCGCCAAAATCTTGACTGATTTTATTCTTTGCGTCAGAGTTAAAATTGGCAAGATTTTCAGGACTTAAACTAGTTTTAACTCCTTGTGCTACTTCAATTAACTCTAATAAGATTGCCTGTAGTGCTGGACGATTTGATGTTTTTGTAATCACTGCTGATTGAGCGGCAACGGACAATTGATCTTTATTGTAAACTTTTCCGGCCAGTCCTAATACCGTTGGACTAAATTCTTTTTTAGCAACCGAGTAACTGCTAGCACCACTAGGTGCTACACCTGGTTGTGTTTGTGTTACTGCCTGCTGTGGTTCTTGGCCCGGCGGAATAGCTTGTCCGCCGAAATCTCTAGTCTTTAAAAATTGCGATGTACTCCAGATACGACCATTTGTATCTTCAATATCAATGCGACCGTTGAATTTCCCCTCTGCTTTGAGTTGTTCAAATCTATCTGCTTCTTCGGGATTTGGAATAACCGGAGTTCCGTCAACTAGATAAAAAGGTTTGCCGGCACGAACGTGGGCAATAAACATATCAAAACGTTTGTTGATTTGGGCGGCAGAAAGCACAGATTCCTCGTCGAGTTGTGGGGTTTCTAATAGGTCGATTAAATTACGCATTTTGTATTTATCGGCGTTGTATATCTTCTTCAGTACAGCTAGTACCATACTGTATTTCTACTATTTTACAAGGTTCTGTATAAGGGTTGGTCAATTGATGCCATTCCCCAATGCCTACTTTGTAGTAGTCGTGTTTGGCAATTATTTTAGCAGGTAAAGCGTAGCCATTGTCCATTGTGGATTTTACTACTGCTTGTCCGTCTGTGACTAACCAATACTCAGCACGGTTTTTATGGCGTTGCATACTTAGACTTTCGCCCGGTTCAACTGTTAGTTCCTTAACTTTCGTTCCTTCGACCTCGTGAAGTACACGATAATAACCCCAGGGACGCTCGGTCTTGGGTGCTTTCCACTCCTCAAGGATCCAACTGCTACTGTTGGCTTTATTGTCTCCGCCTACCCCAAACACAAACTCTACATTGTCAACAACCATTTCTGGTATATTATCTTGTGTACGATCTCCGCCATTGGCAAAGACAATTTCATCATTAGGGTATTTTTCTTTGACTTTGCGAATAGCATCAATGCTGGATCCATCGCTGTCGTCATAGTCAATGACTTCATCTACCATATGTAAATTATCTAATACTACCATACGCTCACGCCAAGGCATAAACGCACGACCCTTTTTACGCTCTAGCCAGGTATCAGAGTTGAGCCCAACAACAAGGTAGTCTCCGAGATGGTCAGCATGATTTAAGTATGAGATATGACCCGAATGTATAGGATCAAAGCCGCCGGTACAGATAATTATTCGCATTAGTTTGTAATTAAGTAATTGTCTTTGTCTAACCAAGTAACCATAACATCTTCTAGTCTGGCATACCCGTATTTGTTTACGCTGTTAATTAGACTGTCGTTGAGTAGTCCGCGATCAGCTAAATCTTGCCAGGTTGCGTGACCCACCACCGGTTCTTGGTGACTACAGTATACTGCCGCATATAACCAAGGACTATTGGTTTTGCGATAAAAGTAAGCATCGCGGCAGTCAAATCCGCTAATGGCCAACATATACATTAAGTTTAATAAATTGTAACTAAAGTATTGATTGTTCTGAGTTATTGTAGTTAGCCTGTTATTGTATATGTAGGTCATTTGCGGTACTGTAATTACCAGCATACCGTTGTCGTTGATATTCCTACGCCAATTCCGTAGTGTTTCAATCGGATTGAGTGTGTACTGAAAACTATCGTGTGACCAAATTAAATCGGCCTTTGTTGGTAGTGTAACTGTTTCAAAGTTTGCCTCTATTGGTAGTAACTTTGGATTTTCTACTTTGATGATGCTGTCTATTTGTTGTACGTTTTGATCAACAGCATATACAGTATAGTTGCGAGGCTCTGGTGGATCATCTCTGGTTTTTAAACTTGCCCACCATCCGGCATCGAGTCCTTGTCCACAGCCCATATCGGCAATAGTAGTTAGACTATCAAGAAAACTATCATATCCGTAGAGTAAATTTAATACGTCTAAACTATGGTCATGGCTAGCGTATGCGTTTTTAAATGGAGCCATTTTTTAATATTTCAAAAATTAATTTCTTTTTTAAATCTGTGAGTCTTGGTTCAAGTTGATAGCAGGCTTCTGCTATGTCGTTGTCTGTCCCCCACCCAAGTTGGTTGTTTAAGAGTACTGCCCACTTACCTACCGCATCTTTTTCTAATTGTACGTTGATAGCGTCGTGCCGAGGTTTAGCACGTAGGCATAGATTATATTCTTCCAACAACTCGTGAGCACGTTGTCTAAAATCGGTCAAACTACAATATCCTCCATACCAGCAGTCCTTAGACGAACTACGTGGCCAAGCATAAAGTTTTTACTTTCTATGCCTTTCATTATGCCTAACCAACGATTACGCAATAATGCTACTTCATTGATAATTGTTTCCATATCAATTACTTCGTCTTCGGCTTCTGCGTATTTTTCAGCATCACGACTAGTAAGTGTGCGCTGATATGCTTCTAAATATTTTTTATAATGCGATTGACGTATTTTACGTAGACGAATATTTAAAAATTCTAATACTGCTTCAATTTCCTGTAGCTGATTAAAACGATGTTCTGTCATACCCGGCAAGTCGCTAAGTTCTTTTTCTACACGCCCACGTATTTTGATTTCGCCCTTGGCTGCCATCATCTCACCTTCATAAAAGTCAATGAATTCAGGAATGACGCTAAGATCTGCTACTATTCGATTATAGAACATGACTGTGTATTACAATAAATTGTTTTGATAAAATGTTATTCTTTTTAAAATTGTCACTAGCGTGTAAATATTCTTCATTCCAACATACAACACTACCTGGGCGCCACGGCATAATTTCTTTAACAGTCAGGCATTCTAAATCCGTATCAGCAATATGACTTAGGTACTGGTCTTTATATTGTAACGCATTGTTATCTTTAGGGCAACGTACTCGATCCCATTCACTGCGATCCCAAAATTCCATATCTCCGACTACAGTATCTTGTTCGTTAAAAATTATAGTATGTACTAATTTTGAGCAACTATGATCGTGCTCGACACTAATAGGTACTACCATTGCCATTCCTGGTTTATGAGTATGGTAATAATCGCTGTGTAATACCTGCGGTTTTTCATCATTTACATACTGTGCCATTGTAAATTTTAAATCTTTGCGTCCTAGTGCCCGGCATATTTTATCAAATACGTGTTTATTAAACCAGCCATACATCCAATGATTTGGATGTATTCCTTTGTACAAGGCTTTATGGCCGTCCGTGGGTTGGACCATATTCGACAAATATTTAAGAATATAATCTATTTCTTTGTCTGTGAATAAATTTTCAATTAAAATAGCATCACCAGTCGCTGTCTTCGTCATCTTCTTCATCAGAATCGTGATCGGCGGCATACTCCTTAAGCGCACGTTTTAGTGTGTTGTCGGTAGTACCGAACTCTCGAAGTTCGGCATCACCTAACATATCAACCATAACACTCATCAGATTATCGGCACATTCTTGACGATCCTTACTAGGAACGTACTGCTTCATAATAGTATATAGTTCACTAAGAACTTCTACATCGATTGTCATTCTGTAACTTCCTCTTTTTTAGACTTTTTTGGTTTGTCCTCTAGTACTACAGCAATTGATTCAACTGGTTCGTTGGAAACAGTTTCGGCTGGTACTTCTGCTTCTTTATGGTGCGGATTAGCAGAGAAGTCAGCCATTACTCGGTCCAAGGAACTGTTTTCATTTCGTTCCCAGGCTTTGCGGAACTGTTTGATAATAGTACCATCGCTTAGTGTATATACTAAACTGTTACCTTCTTTACCTAGTAGGCCCTTGCCTTCAAACATATCAACTAAACCAGAGTAGGGGTTCATACCTGTTTCGTAAGGGATCTTAACTTGTACCGATTCAAACGGTTTAGCGTAGCGTGTTTTCATAATCTTACAAGCGGCACGGATACCATTTACTTCTGATACCTTGTTACCATCTTCATCTTCTTTCAACTTTAACTTACGCATTGCCACAACAATAGAGGAAGCGTAGATAAAACCCTGTCCACCCGAGATCTTGTCATCAGGATCAAACATATCTTGACTTGCGTATGTGTGGTTAGTACATACTAATCCAATATTTAAAGCACCAAACATATTTACACAATTACGAACAAGTGCTGTAAGTGCTTTAGGCTTACGACCCATATCACCTTTTAAATCACCCGCATCAAATTGATTAACGTCTGTTGGGGTAAGCATCATACCTAAGCTGTCTAATACAAACAATACCTTAGGACGATCATCTTCGGGAATTTCTTTGTAGTTTTTAACAAAGTCGCTGATAAGTTTAGCAACGTCATCGATCATAGCTAGGTTTAACTTGAGTAGCTTATCTTCACTTGTGTCCACACCAAGTGCTTTGAGCCAAGGCTCGTCAAGGGCGTTTTCTGTATCAATAAGAATAACATAAATGCCTTGCTCTTGTGCGTTCTTGATTAAGTTACCGCTACAGATAAATGATTTACCTGCGCCCGATTCGCCAGCAAACACAGTAACTTTACCTAGTGGAACGCCTTTGTTAAAGTCGCCACTGATCAAATAGTTAAGTGCGTAATTATTTGTTGAGATCCAATCTGTTGGATCAGTAAAGCCCACGGAGATACCGTCGATACTTTTTGTGATGCTTTTGCGAAATTTTGATACGTCAAATGGTTTGCCCATAATTGTTTCCTTGTTGATAATTGATTAATGCTATGTTAACACTCTTTTTGAAAAACGTCAACTACAACGTTTCTCTTAATTAACGCTCGAAAGTCTTGTTCACTTTCAGCTTTTGGGGCACAGAACCCACAACGACAAATTGCTTTTTTACAACTTATAATGGGCATTGTGTTGGTTTCTAATTGGGTCTGTAGCTTACTTATAATCTTTTTTGCTTCAGCAATATTTCCCAGTGGTTCTTCTTTTCCAGTCGTACTCATACGGCAATCTTTATTGGTAAACACCGCACCATCAAGTTGACGTACGAATAAAAAGAACCAATTTACACTACACGACCAACCAGTGAATCCTTGCCGGGCTACAAACCCAACGTTACTTCGTAGATCGCCATTTAGGCTAAGTCTACGACCACCACAGCAGGCCCGGCCTTCATTGATACTGCTGACTTTTTTAACAAATGTCACAGGTTGTTCAGTGATACGAGCAAACTGTTCTGGTGTGTAGGCCCAACGTTCACTGGTGTTGTCTAAAGGTTTAGCCAAATAACGCATATTGTGGTCTTGGCAAAACGCTACAACAGATTCGGCATCGGCAAACAGCTCAGGTTGATTATGCATCATAACAATGGCTTTAAATCGTTTACCTTGTGCCTGAAGATACATTAAGTTATCCAAATATTGTTGACGTTGTTTGGGTAAATTCTCTGGATGGTAACTTACAGTAAATTCGTCTACCATTGGCACTATCTCTGCCCAACGCCTTGCGCCTACTACAGCATTGGTAGTGCAGGTAATGGTCAAATCCCAACGATCACTATAGTGTTCGTATCTACTATGGCATTCGCGCAAGATTTCTACAATGTCAGGGTGAAATAAACTTTCCCCTCCGTAGACGTTTAATACTACTTTACGCTGAGTTGGCTTTTTATACAGCATATATTGATCTACATACTCATACATAAAATCAATTGACTGTAAACAGTCTGCCAATGGTGGATGCTTGGTTGTGTTATCGTGACCACCGTTGATACCAACTGTACAATAGCTACAATCCAAATTACATAACTTGGTCAACTCCCAATCAAGCAAAAAGCTAGGTACATTAGCAGGATCTAAAGCAAACCCAATAGAGTTAACGGTATCCATATAACTCCTGAAAGATTTTACTACTGTCTAATCCTCTACGTTGATCTATAATACCAATTTGAGTAAACGAGTTTGCTAGGTTTTTTAGCATTGGCTGTTTAATATAGTTAAGCATATTCACATAACTATTTTCTAATAGGAATCCTGGTTTAGCATTGATACGGTCTTCGAGCGTAGCCTTGACTGTATCTAATACTGAGTCTGGTAAATGTCTAACATTTAGATATTCAGGAGTCAACAAAGGTCCGATAATAAAACTGTTATTATGGAAACCTTGTTCTTTAAAATAATCAACACACCCAAATATGCTGTTGTAGTTTAATATAAAATGTAACATATTAAACGAAACCTTGTGTCCAAGTTTTTTGATAGTCATTAGATTATCTAAAAAGTCTGTCCAGCGACCGCCATATCTAATGTATTCGTATTCCGATTCAATTGAGTCCACACTAACAGTCCAATGTACATTACGAAATTCGCAAACACGATCAAATACACGAGTATCTACTTTGCTTAGATTTGTATTGATGCGTAAATTAACATCAGGATCTAATAGGTTTAATAGCTCTAGATTTTCTTTCATTAATAAAGGTTCGCCACCGGCCATATATACGTGTTTCAATGTTGGTGCGTGACGGAATATATATTCTTTAAATTTACTACGTTGTTCTTCCGTAGGCACTGACTGTTCTGCTCCAAGTTCTTCTGCCCACCGACTGCTAAATCTTGGACCGCAATAGGTACAGGCAAAGTTACATAAATTGGTCCACCGTACATCAATGGTATGTAGATCGTGATGCCCCATACGATATGTATCCATTGGCACAGACTTTAATTCTTTAATATAAAATACGCGGTCGCTGATATGATTAAATCCACGTTGACCTTGATCTAATTCATAGCAGGGAAAACATTTTTGTCCTGGGGTTCCTTGAATCATACGAAACTGTGTATCCTGATTATGCATATTGGTCAGGATAGATTCTATAGGACTACTTTTAATGTTACCAATCGGTTCACTGCTACGTATACAGTTTTTAACATCACCGTTGAAGTTATACATAAGCCCTGTCCACGGCATAGGGCAAAAGTAAGGATTGGTTAATACGTCTTTTGGTGTCATCTTAGAGATATATCCGGGATAGCCAGGCCATTGGATTCGGCCATTCTAAATAGGCCAACTAATGTTCTTGCCCATAATTTTGGGTTATCAACACGGCCGGGGCGCACAATAGTAATTTTAGGACCTTGTGGATATTTGAATCTTAACTGTTGCACTGCTTGCTCTAGAGCGACTTTTTGTAGTCGATACTCATCCATTCCTTCTATGCTACTAATAGGTTGCTGAGTCATCATTGTACTAATAACTATAATTTGTTTGTTAGTAGTTGCCCAGCGTTGAGTTACTTCAAATAATAATTCTGTTTGTGCAAATCCTTCTTGAGCATTGTTAATAAACATATCACAAGGTTCTATTAAACTAGCAATCTTTGGAGTATTGCGTATATTATTACCATCACGTTTACTTAGGCCAACAATGTCGTGTCCGTGGTATGCTTCGGCTAGTGCTTGCCCAATACCTGATGTATGTCCGGTGATTGCTATTTTCATTCTATGCCTCGTAACTTCTTTTGTTCTTGTATGTATGCTTGAATTGACGCCTGATCTTTATTATTGACATCTAATACTGCCGGATGTTTTAAGTATGCGTACTCGTGATCAATGCCGTGCAACCGTGCAAAGGCGATAATTTCCGGTAATTGATGTTCATTTAATACACTAACCGTTGTCCATAGATTTAACTTTACAGGCATACGCTTATATGCCATAAGATTTGCGTAGAACTTATCCCATTTAATGGGCCAACGTATAAAGTCGTGTACTTCTTGAATTCCATCTAGGCTTACTGTAACTGTAACATCAATGCCGCGAGCAACTAAATCTTCTAGCTCTGTTAGTAATGTGCTACAATTTGTATTTAATCTAATACTCTTAACTGTGACTGGTAGGTTGTTAATAACTGTCTTGTAATTTCGACTATGGCTAGGCTCGCCGCCATTTAGGTCTAAGTGTACAATACGTTCTTGTGGCAATGCCCAAAAGCGATTGGTATTATCTACTATTGTATATGTTTTACTTTTTAGACTGCCAATCTTTGTACTCAATCCCTCGTGGCAAGTCATACAGGCGCTGTTGCATATATTGTCTAGTACACCACCAACTGTTAAGTAGTCTGCCTGTGTTTGTTGGCTGTCAAAATCGATACTGTGTGTACGTACACTAACACCATTTAACCGTTCTGTTTCTTCGCAACGACGGCATTCGTTTGGCCATTGGTCTTGTTCAAACTGTTCTTTAATCTTACGCAACCATACACTAGAATCCATTTGTGCTAGAGAATCAAACTGTGCAGGATTAACCATATGCCCACAGCGACTAACTGTGCCATTATGATTAAAGCGTACAAAGTGATCTAGTCTAGGACAGCGCATAAGTTTCTGCTTCGTTGAATTATTTCTGCGTATAGTTCAGGATACTCTACTTTAATGTGTGCTAGTATCATTGTCATCTTAGATGGTTGCCCTATAAAATCTAATAGGATTTTATCTAGCATTAGATAAAACTGTAATTTTTTATTATTGCTGAAATACTCTATTAATGTTTCATCTCTACTGATAGTGTTCCAAGTTTCATTGATGTTATCGTTGAGCTCCGACATTGGTAAAAAGGTCATCCATAGATCATCCGCAAATCTTTGTAAGTTTACTATCCAATGGAACTGTAGAGCAAAGTGTCGATCTAAGAACAGGTATTGATCAATCATTGTCAATGCTGTTGTGCGATCAAGATGTGGATTGTAGCGTAAGTAAGTTTGTACTCCGCTTACATAACGTTCAAATGGGTCACGCAAATAAATGTTTACGTTGCCAAGTTTGCGCATCTGGTCGGCAGTAAGTGTACGTATAGCTTTTTCTCTAAGACCACTACTACCGTTTTTAAAAATAGGATAGACGTAGTTCATTGGAGATATTTCAAGTATCTCGCACTCGTCTGGGAACAGTATCGGGTCAATGTATGATAACATAAACAGGTAGTGGGGGATCGTCTTCCCCCACTATTTTAGACACAAGCTATATTATTACTGCTTTTGGCGATTACGGATCATCGCTAGGATGTCTTCAGCACGTTGACTGGATGGTGCCGCTGCCGGAGCTGCCACTGGAGCTGTAGGAGCTGGTGTATCATCTTCGTCTACTGCTGGAGCCGCTTTGGCTACAGGTGCTGGTGTTTCGTCAGCATCATCGGCCGCTGGTGCCGCTGGCTTACTAGCATTACCAACATCTAAACCAAATGGTTTGTAGTAAGCACCCCAACGCTCGGCGTCATATGGCTCGCCTTCGACACTAGCGTGGAACATTTCTACCAATACTTTTAAGTCTGCTTCAGTTGGCTTCTTAGGTAAGAAGTCTGACAGATTAAATAGACCGAATTGATCAATAGCGGCTTGTTCTTCTGCTGTAAGAGCAGATTCTTTACGTGACCACTTACTTGTAGAGTAGTCAGCATAGCCACCTTTGGATGTTTTAACAATTTGGAAATCTAGGCCACGACCGTAGTCAGTTGGCAATTCTTCCATCTCTGGATCCATCAATGCCGCTTTAATGATATTAAAAATCTGTGGGCTGATAGTAAAGCGACGGATTGGGTTCTCTGGAGTTGTATCATCTGTCAGTGCGTTTTCACGTACAAAACCTTGGAATACATAACTCTTCTTTTTCCAATACTTACGACCCATATCTTCTAAACTTGGATCTTTAAACCAAGGACGTACCTCAGCTAAAATTGGACATTGTTCTCCGTACATTTCCATACAAGGAACTTTGACTGTTACACGTTTGCTGTCAACCTGACCTTTTACACCTGCGAACTCTAAATTAATCATTGCTCGCTCAGCCCAAAAGAAGCTGTTACTTGTGTTACCGTCTGGGAGGAATCTTACTCGAGTTGTGGAACCTTCTGCGATGTTCCAGTGTGGATAGATAGCGTTGTCGCCACCTTGTTGTGATTTGCCGCCTTTGTTGCCTTCTGATGCTTGTAACTTTGCACGAATTTCTGCTAATGTTGTTGCCATGATTAATTTCCTTTATAAGATGGTCTTAATGTACTACTTGCCTAGATATACTCTAGCACCCTGCTAGTGTATAACAAATATATTTAGCTTGTCAAACGATATTTTAGAATATTATTGCCGAACGCAATAATCTTGGTAAAGTTGGATATTTTGGCTAGCTAAACGATAAAGCTCTGCTACTTCTTCTGCTCTACTTGGACTATTATATAACTTTTGTAGTGCTGTTGTCAACTGTTTTATACGATCATAGGGATTCTGGGCAAGATCATAACTTTCATCTAAAACTGAACCAAATGTTTGAAATCCCATATCACGCAATCGTTGTAAGCTACCTTGTCCATTGACTAGTACAAAGGGTTTACCTGTAGCTAAACAGTTAGCAGTCTTTTCAGTGAACCAAAAGTTACTAATCGCATCAGTTTCGCTTACTATTTCTATCAGGTACTGATTCCAAACATTACCATATGCACGGCAACTATCGTACCAATCAATCATGCCCATGAAATGTGTACTGGTTAAGTCTCGATCAAATGTTTTTGTTGATATCCAAGCAAGTTCATCTTTG